CATCTTGGATGTATGTTCGTAGTTATCAATATCGTTGTCGCTGTCACTTTCCTAAATGACCCCTTCACTGCGACTTGCACTGGGTATCGATCCAATAGTATAAGGACGTATTGAAGCTCCATCTTGCTCATTTTGCCGGCGAAATCATCTAGCAGAAGGACATCTGCAGCTTCGTATCCGTCGAACCACGTATCGCCGGGCTGTTTTCTGTAGCATTCTGGGAATCGCTCGTACGCGTAACGAGTCTTCCCTGTGCCAGTAGGGCCATACAGTAGAATAACTCGTGGAGGATCCGTTCTGTCCGGTTGAGAACGATAAGCAAGCTGTTCGAAACCTCTGCTATACTTGACATAGAGGCCTGGGAATGTTTCGATAAGGCTAACCAGATTGCCATCCTTAACGACAAGCGCAGCAGCAGCCGCAATGTCCGTCCTATGACCGTTTCCCCCAATCCATTCGCCGCTTTCCACCGGCTCCTCAAGACGTCCTTCAAGTTTTGTACAGTAAGCTCTGGCTTCATCTCTTGTTCCCCTTCGTTTTTCGATGTGAGGTGGGCGAGCAAATAAAGCTCTAACTCCATTGAAGCGAACCTTATCTCGAAACTCAATATAGCCTTGATAGTGCGGAGTTCCTGCTTCACCCTGTTCTTTTTGAAGTATGCAGTATCGGAAATCTTTATGCTTTTTGAGTCTGGCAACCACTTCAATGGCTGTTTCTGTTGGATTATTGATAGTAAAGCACCAATGTCTAGCTCTCGTACGCCCATAATTTGGTCTGATTGGCCTAAATACATCAAATTTAAGGGTCGGCCCTCGGCCCGAGGTTGTGGGTAATACTGTTCCACAACCTCAGGCCACCAATTTTTCATTGGTCAATATTGAGATAGACATACATGTAACTCCTTTAGAAACTTGGAATTATGTCTTCCGTTCGTCTGCGATCTTACTAGACTAAGGTACAGAAGTCACTTCTGCATGATGATTGGTCAATTGAAAAATCTCAAAACGATCTGTTCGGTAATCGGATTCATAAAGTTTCGATACTTGGAAAGGAACAATGACTAAGCGAAGACGGACCGCGGGAGGTCAATTTATAGTGGCTACCCGCTCCAAACGTCCTATTGATAAAGATCTCATAGGCGTTATACTCACGAACGTTGGAACTACGCAGCGAACCACCGTCCTCAAGACTGCAACGTTCCCCTGTACTTTGACGGGTCTGCGTTGGTCATTTACCTTTGTTAGTCCCCTGACTACCGACCATGTGCAGGGCATGTGGGTAATCATGGTGCTTCCCGACGGAGAAGCCATCAATACTATAGCGCTTAGTGATGGCGCGACTATCATCGCTCCCGAGCAGCAAGTAATGGCATTTGGATCCGTTGTAGCGGCGGACGCTGACCTCCAGGGGCCAGTTGTACAGGTTATTGAAGGTTCGACCAAAACGATGAGAAAGTTACGGGTAGGGGACGTGTTACAATTCGGAATAATTTGCACAGCAGGCACAGCTGGACGCATCCGAGGTGCTATACAGTTCTTCTGTAAAACATGAATAAACTGTTTTTTAAGCCAGTCTCAACAGTGGAATGGAGCGATTTTAAGATAAGGAGCTAGGATGTAGCGATCTGTCTACACTCTCATGGGGACAAGATGCCAAATATGAGACACTCTGCGCCAGGGCCTTTCGGCCCGTTAGCATGCATCGAATCTTTAAAGCTGGACGTATTTATTTAATCGTACGTTATATCGATGATTTCAACTTCATCACTCTGTACCGGTGTGTTGGGTCGCGTAATGTTATTGAATACATTATCTTCATTGCAGCCTTCCCACCAATCATCGAAAAACGATCGCTTGTCAATATATAGATGCTCATTCTCTGCTTTGAACCACCAGACTTCATGAATTCGTCTCGCTAAAGCCTTGTAATGTTCCTCCCGTCTGGTATAATCATACCAGCATCTTGGATGTATGTTCGTAGTTATCAATATCGTTGTCGCTGTCACTTTCCTAAATGACCCCTTCACTGCGACTTGCACTGGGTAT